ATAATATCCATTATTTGGTCCTTTTGTTCCCCAGCTATTTTCAATTTCCCACCTATCAATATTTCCATAACGGTCCATATTATAACCAGTAATTAACATTGCATGTGTCATTAAACTATCACCATATTCAATTCTCTCACGTTTATTGAGACCAAATTTAATCCCAAGTGATTCTTCAATATTAAATAATTTATCGTCCATTATATTTGTTTTTGAATGAAGAAATTGCCCAACATCACATCCAAACCATACCGGGTCATTCTCATCTATACTTTTTTTAACTAATTCCATTATTCTCGTCATATCGATATTCATATACTTTACCTCTTTCCCTTCAATGATATTTCCTAATTTTTCAACACCATAATTACAATTATATGGATTTCTTGGATCATTTGTAATTGATACAAAATTATTTATATCAAGTTTTACAACATTCTTATAAAAAATTTGAGGCGACATATCATTTTTTGTTATAAACTTACCATCCTTGTCAACATATTCCCAATCAAAAATAGTTGGTGGTTTCCCAAGAAATTTTACTAATAATTTATATGTATCTTCAATTGCATTTTTTCTACTAAAATTATTTGTGGTTCTAATCTCTTTACAATACTCTCTTAGTTTTTTAGTCAATACAAGATTTAATCCACGTGGATTACCACTATGTGTTGTTTCTTGATAATTATCCTTTGGCATTAAACCATATTTTTCAATTAAATTTGCAAACATTTGCCATTGACCACCATCACCCATTGGACTTTTTAATAAAAATTGAACAACCTGACTATCTAACTGGTCTCTCTCCTTTGATTCTTGATAAAGATGAATAAAATAATTAACTCTTTCTAATTTATCCCAAAAAAATAAATAATTTTGAGAAAATTCAAAATTTGTTTGTAAATTATTACTTTCAATGAAATTATTTCTAATCATATTTAATCCAGCAAATAGCCAGCATCTACCACTTGAACCTTGATTTGTTACTACACATCGAGGTTTAACTTTATTACTAAAATTATAATACGAGTTAATATTCTGACCACTTGGATAACTTACTTCTGATAATAAATTATTATGTAACCCAAACTTGTATTTATCATTTAATTCAATATTTGTAATATCTTGGTGTAAAATTTTATTAATTTTATTAATTTGTTCCATTTTATAAAGTTATATCTAAAAATAACTTTATATACAAATCAAGTATCAAAAATATTTATTATATATTAATATAATAAACAATGAATGAAACTATTGAAAAAATAAGAGAATTATTAAAAAAATTAGAAAAACAAATTATTAAAAAAAAAGTTTTAAAAAAAAATCAAAATGAAATTGTCCCGGCTGGTTTACCAACATGCAAACTTAATAAAAATCATATTTATTGGAGACAATGTTTAAGAAATAATTATAATTCTATTTCTGAGTAATATTATATTTTATATTTTATACTTGAATTTCAATTCAATATTTTTAACACCATAATTATCCAATGTATGTGTATATCTATGTTGTTGAATTCTAAATGATTTTATACTTTCAAGAATATCTCCAAAATGAAATCTTGTAAATCTTGATGTTGTAAATTCGTTACCATCATACACATTTGTAATAACAGTCGTTACAGGCGGTAAAGATCCATCGGATTGTCTGTTCGAAACAGTATCCCATAAATTTATACTTAATATTGCAACATTAGAAGAATCATAAAATATTAGGTCTAAATTTTCTGCTCTTCTCGGATAATTTCCATTTGCCCAACTATGAACATCAGCCTTGTCTCCTCCATTTGTATTACTACCACCAATCCATGTTATTATAATTTCATAAAGTTGGTTATAGTTATTGATTGTATATGTTGTATTATCATATGCATAATAATATGGTGTAATATTCATATTTGATGGTTCTTGAATATCTATATATCTGGCTTTTGTTCCATTTGAACCAGTCTCAGCAAATACCCCATCATGATCTGTTGAACCACTGTATCTATAATAATGATCCTTTGGGTGTGGTAATGTATTTGAAATAAAACCATCTAGTTTACTAGTTCCAAGACCCGATGGACCAATTTCAACATCATTTAATGTTTTTACTAAGTTAATATTATTTGTTCCATCATTTAATGTATCAGAAATAGTTACATACGTTCCCCAAAAATATTCAAATAATCCATTATTAAGATTGATTGTTTTACATTTTCTTTTATTTTTTTGATGCCAATAATCAACAATAACCATAAACATTACCTTAACTTTTGAATCTATCTTAGACAAATCTATATATAATTGTCTCATTGCATTTTTACCACAAAATACCTTTCCATATGCAGGAGAATCCCAATTAATTTTAATTGACCCACCAACATTATATTTGTGTAATAAATTTTTTATAAAATATGCTATACCAGGTATTAAACTTGGATTTAATTCTATTAAATGTTCAATAAAATGAGTAACACTATCATACGTATCATTTAATCCATTCGGTATCATACTTGAATAATCCATTAATTCTGAACATTGTATTATAGTTGGCATGTATATAAATTGATTTAGAAATAATTTTTTATTGTATTTTATATGAGTCAAAATATGGAATACAATTTTCAAATTAATAAATTTTGTGAAAAAAAAATTAATCCAGATAGACCAGAATATATTAATGCATTTACATCATTATTTTTATGTTATATTAGTTATCACGGATTATCTAAACCAAACCTTAAAAAAACTGTTTCATTGGTTTATTGGACAATTTTTGTTAATGGTATTGGGTCTTTCCTTTATCACTGGAATAGTTGGTATATTTTTAAATTATTTGATGAATTTAGTATGGTTTTACCAATATGGATTAGTATTGCAGATATTTTATTTAGTTTAAAATATCAAAATAAGTATCTTGGAATGTTAACATTATTTAATGTTTTATTACTTGTTTTTGATGTTTTTATCTGGTTTGATGATATATTTCCTATTCTTTTTGGTCTTGAAATTGGGTTAATTATTCCCTTATATTATCAATCAATTAAATTATTAAAAGATAACACAAATACTGGATTAAAGGGTATTATTATATGTATTATTTCAGCAATTACATGGATAACAACTGAACATTTTTGTAATGAATATATGATATTTGGACATGCGATATGGCATATTGGCATGGGTTTAGGAACTCATTATATGATTAAATATTTTAATCATTTAGACAATAATATATATGATAAGTGTTTAGTTTAATTAAATTTCTAATGCACTAAAATCAGGAATTTCAATATCTATTTTATTTCTTATATATTTCTGTAATTGAAGTATAAAATCTTTTGTTTCTTTATCAAAATCATCAATGAAATTATGATTTTCCTTTGTATCTTTATTAATAATAGATTGTTGTATTTTTTTAACTACTGTATTTTGCCCATGTTTAAATCCAATCATTATATATGAATATGGTATATCCATAATCTTATTAAATCGTCCTTCCATAAAAGAAATATATTCTGCTGTTTTATCTTCTTTATTAAATGGAGTTTCTTCCCAAAAACTTTTAAAATATCCCATTGTTCCTTCTGAAAATGAAAATTCTCCATCACTTACTAAATTACTTGAATTTTCTAAAATATCATACACCCCCAATTGTGAACTTCCAATTAATCTAATTCCATTTTTATGATATTTTAACAAAACTGCTACGCGGGCATATATACTTTCGGGTGGATAATAATCATCATCATCCATGTGTAATATAATTTCATGATCTGCATTTTGAACGCATATATTTCTCTTTTCACCCATTGTTGGAATCCATTTATCTAATCTAATATATTTAATCCTATTATCGTTTGGTGGTATTAAATCTTTGACAGATTTACTGTCATCAGTTGAATCATCTACAATAACCCATTGTAATTTTTCTGGTGGATAATTAAAATTGAAAAAATTCCTGATTGCAATTGGAAACATATTTCTTCTATTAAATGTTGGTGTTAAAATTGAAACAAATGGATAATTTTCAATCTTATCTAATCTTAAAATATGTTCACCATTTTTATTTATACTATATTCTGCCTTTTTCAAGCCTTTGACTGATTGTAGCATATTAAATTCATAACTAACATCTTGTTTTTCACAATCACTATAATTATCATATTGTGTCATTAATATTGGATTATGAACATAAGTAAAATATTTTTTACATATTTCTGTTGTCATAAATTGTTTATAACTTTCAATTTCATCATTATTTTCAATTGCCAAAATATCATTTACTAAATTTTCATTTTTTAAATTAATGATATAAGAATGGGTAAAATGGGATTGACATCGAATCCATTCTTTATCTGTTGTTTCTAAGTTATATTTTTTTATAATTTCACCCCCTAAAAATAATATATCCCAGTTTTTAGGACACTCTTTTATCTGCAATGGTGCGACAATCTTAATATCATCTTCCATTACCCAAATTATATCATGCTTATTTTTAACCGCATTTTTTATAATTTGACAATGTGTTTTTTTACATCCGATATGACCATTATCAATACCTTTAATTAATGTAAATTTTATTTGTTTCTTTCTTGCCATTCTTTTCATTTTGATTTTTCTATCTTTTCTTTTTTTTAAATTAATGCAATATGTTTTTACATTTTTTAATTCATTGCTTAAATTATTCATATAAGTTATTATAAAAATAATTGTTTATGTATTTTTTATTGAAAAGAAAAATTTTAAAAAATTAAATCCTTTATTTTGTCGTGCATGTGACAATGATATAACAAATCCCAATATCATACATAATATTGTTATTATTATTAAACTTTTAATTATATTAAACCACATATTAGTATAAAACTTATTATGATCATTGGGATCTAATTCAGAATAATAATTATAAAAATCATTTGCTATAAAAAATAAAATTAAGGGAATGCATGTTATTCCAAACCATGTCATAGGTGGTGAACGAATTGCCCAAACTTCACCTAAACTTGTTATTAAATTAAATAAAAGCCATCCAACAATAGATATAAATAATGTATATAATGGATATAAATTTAATCCTTTTAATGACATAATATTAATTACTAAATATAGTGTTAAAAATACAACTATTTGTTTATTATACCAATATTTTTGACTCATTACTTCACGTGTTTTTGAACCCATTGTTTTTGCAATAAAATTAACAAGAATAAAAATTATTAAAATTATAATTGATTTGAATACTTCTCCTGTTAATATCCATCCTCTTTCAAAATTAAGTGGATGTGGTTTGCTAACCCTTTGTTTGGGTTGTTGTAAATCCATATATTATTAGGTTTTATAATTATTTAAATAAATATTATTTACACTATCGTTTTTTCTTTTTACCAAATTTCTTCTTTTTACCAAATTTCTTTTTATCGTGGGTATCTTTTTTTACTGTGGATTCCTTAAAACAATACTCTAATAATCTCTTCTGTAATGGGTCTTCCTTCATTTCAGTAAGAATATTTGGTGGAACTTTTGATACAATTCCATATGATGCTCTTCCAAATATTGATTTCAATTGAGAATATACTGCATATTTTGTTGGGGCTTTTACCATTCCAAATAGCGAGTCTCTTGATAATCCGGCTCTAATTTTATCTTCTGGAAAACAAGAAGAATATACTCTACCCTCTTTTCTTATTAAATTAATATAAGTTCCTTTTAAAATTGCTTTTAAAATGTTGTCTTCTTTTTTATCTGATAATACTGGTTCTTTGTTTAGGAATAATGTATTTGGTCTTTTATTTGGATTTCTATTTTTTTCTCTACTAATTGCTGAACCAAATTTACGTTGAAAATCTTTACTCTCATATTTAACTCTGTCCCATCTATTATAATTTAAAAAATTTTCTTTACACCATTCTCTTGCACCACCCATTTTTTCAGTTATAACTCTTCCAGTTTTTCTATCAACCTTATCATATCTTCTTTTTGAAAATTCTTTATAAATATTAAGAAGTGCAAAATGATCTCCCATACCCGATATTAATCCTTTTATTACCCTTTTATGTCTTTGTTCTGCTTTTTTAATTTCAGATTTATTAAATGATTTTGGAGGTCTAAATCTAATATCTATTAATGAATCCATTCTAAAATTAGTTAATTGATATATTCCAGCAAGTGTACACATTTCATCCCTGCATTTATAATTATAACCAGCAACAAGCATTCTTCCAATTTCAGGACCTGTATCAAAATCGGCCATTGATTTCCCCATATCATTTAAATATGCGTTCGTTTTATCAACATCCATTCCACCTAATGCAAATATTTTATTTAATGCACGTTTAACCGAATCCTCCGGCGGAACTTCAATAAATTTGCTTAAAAAAACTGATAACTCATCTGGTTTAATTAATTTATTATTTTTATTATTAACAAATCCTCCTTTTTTATTTTTTTTATGATAAGTAAAAGGCAAACTCACATGCGAAACCAAATCTTCCCTTGCAAAGAATTTTAAAATATATGGTGCTATATCAATAAGTGTTATTGGTGATGGAGCATAATCTAGAAATTGTTTCTCATATTCGTCTGATGTAAACATATTATAACAAGTACCTGGTTTTGTTCTTCCTGTTCTCCCTTTCCTTTGTGTATGAGATGCCTTTGAAATAAATATTTTTTCTAATGCAACCATATTTTTTTCTGAATAAAATCTACTTTGATTAACTAAACCTGTATCAATAACAAAATCAACACCATCAAATGTAATTGATGATTCTGCTACTTCTGTTGCAAAAATTACTTTTCTTTCATATGGACCCCTTGGATGATTTTTAAAGTTAGTTGCAGTTGTAATATATCTCTTTGTTTCATCATCTGTACCACTGTGTAAAATTTCACAATAAATCTTCCTATCCATTTCTTTATTAATTTTTGCAATCATCTGATGTAAAAACATACATCCTTCTGCTGATTCTCCCTTTCCTGCAAAAAATACTAAAATATCTCCTTCATCAGTTGTTGTTAATATCTCAACAGCTTTTTTAGCAGATGCTTCAATATAATCTTTATTAACTAAGTTTTTTTTATCATCAAATTTATTAATAGACTTATTTAAAAATATTTCTTTAATTGGAAAATTTGGTTTACCACCAGCATCAATAAATGCAAATTTAAATTCCGATAGTGGAAAATAATCAATAAATATTGATTCATTTACAGTTGCACTCATAATAATTAATTTAAAATCAGGGCGTCTTTTAATAAGGGCTTTTAATAAAAGTAATAATAAATCAATCTGAACACCTCTTTCATGAGCTTCATCTATAATTACACAATCTAAATCAGATAACATTGGGTCTGACATTAATCGTGCCAGTACATATCCGTCAGTACAATAAAGTAATTTAGTTTCTGTTTTTGAATATAATGATGGACTACTACCTCTATATTTAACACCAACTGAACTACCCAATTTAACATCAAGTGTTTTTGCTGCAAATTTTGCATTTTCTTCACTGGGTAGTCTTTTTGGATTTGTAATTGCAATTCGTCCTTGATAATTTAAAGCATGTAATGCAAGTTTTGGGGTTAACACTGTCTTACCACTCCCTGTACCAGATACAACTAATACAACTTGATTATCATAAATATCTTTAATAGTTTGATCTTTTAATTTGTACATTGGAAAATTTGACCACTTATCACTCAAACTTTGATATGTAGGATTGTCTCTACTTACATTCTTATTTGAATTATAATATACATTATTGTAAGGTTCCCCAGTTAATGGATTATTCTCCTTTCCTTCTGGATCTAAAATACCAATGGGTTTTAATAAATCTTTTGCATTAACATGTGTATTTCTAATTTCTGGTATATTTGCATTTTTATTTTGTTTATTTAAATTTTTAATAGCAGAGTTCATATTGTTATAATTTTTTGAATCTTTCTTATTAATTCCATTATTTACGATATTATTATTAATTTTATTAATTTTTTTTGTTACTTCGTTAACATTAGAATTAACCGAATTAACCATATAGATTGAGTAGAGATAAAAAATGATTAATTTATAATTAATATTATTAATATTATATTAATACAAAATGAAAAGAAAAATTTTAATTGACACTGGTTACTTTGTTTTTACAACAATTTATTCAATAATTAACGATAAATCCGAAATAACGAATGATAACATTGATAACCTATTAGAAAAATTTAGACACAAAGCGTCCATAAAACTATACCAAATTTTAGCACGACATTATGCAAAGCCTATCCATGTTTATTTTATTAGAGATTGCCCGAGAACAAAAATATGGAGGAAAAAAATCAAAAAAGAGTATAAAAATAAAAGTAATTCATCATACAATAATATTATGGTGAAATTTTTTAATATGATGTATAATGATATTATTCAACAATTTCGTTCCTTACATGGTTGTAATATTATTAAAATACCAAGAGCAGAAGCTGATGATATTATTTCATTATTTATTAAATTTCAAGAAGGAGAGTTTATAGTGATTAGCAAGGATAGAGATTTATTTCAGTTAAATAAATATGAATCAAAAATAGATTTTTATACAATTGGAGGTAAGTGTATAAATTATAGAGCTGAAAACTGGGTTAAGCTAATCAAATTTGATAATAATGAACTATATTCAACTATGTATAACAAAGAGTTTATCAATTTAGATATAATTCCATATGAAATTTATGATAATTTTAATAATATCATGCATAATATCAACATCACAAGTTGATTTATCTTATTATAAATTATAATTTGCTTACTAATTGAGTAAATTGTTAAATCTGTTTACAAGATCTTGTAATTCTGTTTCTATCTTACCCATCTTTTTTGAATTCATGCTATTTGCATAATTACTATACAGTTGGAGTAAGAGTAAAGATATATGTCTACAATTTTTCCTATCTGGGTCATCATATGATATTCCACAATTACAACATAGTTCTACATCATCATTTAATGTAATGTGATATTGTTTTGATTTATCGCTATGCGAATGAGTTACAATATTAACTCTTTTTTCTGTATATTGCGTTATTGATTCTTGTAAGTGTTCGATCTGAGAAAACTTACGTTTACATTTTTTATTTTGTCGATTCATTTTTATTATAATTATTAAAAGCAATAATATTAATTATTCATTTTTTATTTATGATTATAAATTTAATTATAGATGAATTTACAATCGAAATTCGAGGCATATAGGAATATATTTTACAATATGTTATCAAAAAAAATGAATAATAAATATTATTGCTTTTAATAATTATAATAAAATGAATATTAAAAATAAAAATAAAAATAAAAAAACAAGTAGAGATTGGTCTAAACGAAAAGAACCAGCTAGGGCCATTGCATATGAGTTAGATTTCGAAGAAATAGTTAGGTGCTCAGATTGGGGTGAAGAGGAATATCATTATTCTTGTTCTAATTCTTTAAATGACGAAATACATAATCAAGTAGCTATGTGGTTGGAATATCAGGGTGCAAAGCATGGTGATTTGGTATTATCGCCTTCTAAATGGTGGGACAATGTTGATGATATTAGTAATGTATATCGTATTTATACAGTAAAACAAGGGGTCCCTACGGTAGAACGGATTGGTTCTGATATTGCCAGTTATTTAAATGAAGATGGATGGGCTGAGGAGGAACCTATAATAGGTTTTAGTAGTCCGAATATAAAATATAGTTTGGGTCCAAACTATCCAGTAGGATATTGGGGAGGTACACCAGATACACAAGGTTTGTGTGGAGGTGGAGGAGATGGTGATTTTTTACGATTAGAACCAGTTGCCGCCAAAAACCTCTATATTGATTTAGAAAATCCGGTAGATGTAACTATTGATGATTTAACTTATGAAGACGGAGTTTCAACATTAAATCTTGAATGGGGTGGCTTGCAATTTCCAGGAGAACCTAAAGATGTAGTAAGACAATTAATAATGTATCACAAATACGAAAATTATCTTAGAGAAAAACCGGATACTACTCGAATAGCGACTGATATTATCGCACATATACGAAAGCATACTGGATTAGAAAAACAACAAATACGTACATACGATGGTGATTATATAATGACTCACCAACCAGAGACTTTGTGGAATTATGGGTTAAACAATTCGTATCACACAGAGGGAAGGCTTCTATTTACATATAAGGGTAAAACAAAACTTGGGCAACCTATTGGTAGAGTTCTAAGATTAAGAGATATCTACTCTTATTATGAGAATAGACCTAGACTAAGTGTGTGGGATGAAGTGATTACAATAGATAAAGCAATAGAAGCATTAAAGCATCAACTAGTTGATCTTGATTGTCGATGGACAATAGATAAGCTAGAAGATATATCGTATATGGAGTTATATGCAATGGTAAATGAACATCCAGCAAATGTCTCCAAAAGATTAGATGAATTTGGATTTGAAGACAAATAGGATATTATACAAAATATTATAAAAAAATATAGAAAAAAATGATTTAAAAAACCATATTATTATATCTTTATAATAATAAAATGAAAAATATTAAAAATATAATACAAATACCAGATAACCAATTGTTAAATATAACAAGGTTTACTGGTGAAATAGATAGATTTGCATGTGTATGTCATTTATTTAAAATAATTCAAGATAAAAATAATGAGTATTACAAAAATATTACACAAAATTGTAATATTTTTGGTAAATTACAAAAAATTCTTGAATCAAATAATGAATATTATTTAAAGATGTTTTGGACTACATTGGAATCATATGAATTATATCATGAAAACCATACAATAGAGATATTAGATGAAAAACTATTAGAAATGGTAGTTAAATATAAATCAGTTGAAGAAATTATTAGAACAGACCATTTCAGGTCTGATTTTGAAACTCAGTGTAAATTTATTAGATTAATTGGAAAATATAAAAGTCTTGATGATATTAAGGCATTGATAAAAAACGATTGTTTTATCATGAAAACAATTGATTATCCATTTTTTGCTACTCCATCTACCAATGTACATTATACTTGGCAATACAATTTAGCAATTGGTCTATACGAGAGTGGTAAATATGATAAAATGGATTATTTATATTCTAATTTATCTTTAAATGACTTAAAAACTTTTCCTTATTCTGGATTTAATGCAGATGGTTCCATGATTCGTAGTCGATATATTAAAGCATTGTGCAATTGGACTACATTTCAGAATTTTAAACATATTAAACTTAATGGGACAATAATAGTCGAAGGAAATGAAATTACTATTCCACGATTATTTAGACATTCATTAAATTATATTCAAATAGCGAAAGGATTATGTAGTTCAAAAAACGATGACACAAGACTATTGAAAATTATTAATAAAAAAGGCTCTTTGTCATATGTATCTTTGTTACACATTACAATTTTTCACCAAAATACAAATATTATGAATTGGCTTACAGAAGAAACAGTTAAGGAAATAGAATATATTAATGTAGAAATAGCAGAAATTAAAGCATATAATGCAAATAATGTTGATACTAGTTCTACTATGCAAAATCATTTAGATGATTTTCTTGAAATAGGTAAATATATTTTACTTGCATATGGTTTTGCGACGCTGTATCCAAAGGTCCAAGATTTTCTAATAGAAAAGTTTTCCAAAAATCATCATTTATTATTTGAAGAAGAAGATTACTTAAAAAGTACAAAAAAATTCAAACAAATATACGATGAAAATATTTAATTTTCACAATTATAAAATACTTATTTAATATAGTTTTCTTGGTTGTCTAGTACTTCCAACCACTCTTGCCATAACAATATTATTAGGAAATGTATCACCAATACATTTTTTACATACATTGCCATATTTATCTGATGGCTTTCCTTGCGAACAATTGAAATTTAATGTACATTGATATGGGCTTGGCATTGGTGGTCTATTTAATGTTTTAAAATTATAAAAATTCTTAATACCACTATTATGAAAGTGTTCAACTTCTTTAGGTTTGGATATTGTTGTAGTATATTTTTCACAATAAAATAGAAATACGACGAATAATATAATTAAAATAGTAGTTATATCCATTTATAATATTAGAAGGGATAATTTTTTGGTGGTAAAAGTTTATTATCACCATAAGTCGATGTCATACTTTTTTTGTTTGATAAATGCCAGCTTTGAGTTTCTGTTGTATCATTAAATTGTCTTTTTGATAAAAATATACCATCATATTTTAAAAGTGGTTTAATTAATTTAACAAGCGAATTATTAACACCTGTTGGATCATCATATGGTTCGTCGATTATATTATTTCCATCATAACCAATTTTTGTTTGTTGTTCATTATCAACTGGAATATTTGGAGACATTACTGGATATTTAATAGAATCTTCTGTATATTGCTGTTTTTTATAACATTCATTACTAAATAGCTCTTTTTCTGCATTATTTGTTATTTGATTTTCCAATGAATTTGCTTCTGTATTAATATAAATTATATATGAAATAAATACAATTAAAAAAAATATAATAATAAAAATAGATATGTGACATCTGAATGAACTATCTTTCATAATTTCAATAAGTTTATTTAGGATGGTCATAATATAATTATATTAAATATATTAATATTTTATTATTATATTATAACAAATAAATTACACATATAGTTTAATGATATATCAATAGTTTATTTGTTGATAAAAATTATATAATATAATTATATGAATGTATTAATTATATTACCACACCAATTATATAAGGAGAGATATTATAAAAATATAGTTAATCCAGATAAAATTATTCTTTGGGAACATCCACATTACTTTACTAAATATAAATATAATAAAAAAAAACTAATGTTGCATAGAGCATCAATGAAATATTATAAAGATTATTTAAAAAAAAAAGGTTATATTGTTGAGTACTGTGAATATAAGGATAAACCAAATATAAAAAATACAGATAATACATTTATGTTCGACCCAATTGATAAAATAAAAACTAAAATAAAGAACCTACTTGAATCGCCAAATTTTTTAATGACAAAAGATTATTATTGCGAATATAGAAAAAAAACAGATAAATTTACATTTAATAATTTTTATATGTGGTGTAAAAAAAAGATTGATATTATACCATTAGTTAAATCAAGAGATAAATTTAATAGACGAAGAATGCCAAAAAATATAAAAGTACCAAAATTACCAGTTAATACTAAGGATGAAGTTTATATTAAAGAAGCAGCCAAATATGTAGATAAGAATTTTAAAAAAAATTATGGAAATACAGAAAATTTCATATACCCGATATCACATGAAAGTGCAAAAAAATGGGAAATGGACTTTTTCAAAAATAAGTTAGAAAAATTTGGACCATATCAGGATTTTATTTATAATAAAGAGCCATATTTATATCATTCGTGTTTATCAAGTAGTATAAATATTGGTTTATTAAATCCATTAGAGATTTTAGAATATTTAAAACCACGTAAATCAAAATATAATATTAATAGTTATGAGGGATATATTAGACAATTATTTTGGCGAGAATATCAAAGATATACATATATATATTGTGATTTCAATGTAAATTATTTTGGGAATCGTAAAAAATTAACAAAAAAATGGTATACTGGTGATTTAAATATAGACCCAGTTGATAATTATATTAAAATTGGATTTGATACTGGATATTTACATCATATAGTTAGATTAATGTTAATTGGAAATTTCATGAATTTAAATGGAATTAGTCCAAAAGAGGGATTTAGGTGGTTTATGGAATTTTCAATTGATTCTTATGAATGGGTGATGAAACAAAATGTATTAGATATGGTATTCTTTGTAACAGGAGGCAAAACAATGCGCAAACCTTATGTATCATCTAGTAATTATATATTGAAAATGTCAACATATAAAAAAGGAGAATGGTCAGAGAAATGGAATGAATTATATCATAAATTTATGAAAAAAAATAAAGATAAATTATGGAAATTTAGATATCACTTTCCCGGATTAAAGAAATTATAATCAGAAATTAATTAAGTAATTACATTCATTCGCATCATACTCCACAAATTTAAAAATACCAGTTAAAAATATTTTTAAATTATTTAATTTTTATATGATTTACCATACAATACATGTGCCGACAAAATAAAGTGTTTTTTCTACATCACAACAGAATCGGGTTCTGTGTATAGTACATTTCTTTTCATTTCTGTTTTAGTTAATTTCAGTTCAAATAGTGTTTCAATTATTTTTTTATCATTTAGTGGTGGTAAAATTGGTTCTGAATAAATAAACTTTTCACCCATAACAACATCTAACTCAAAATCACACGGACTATATTGAATAAGAGGAGAATCGATATTTGTCATAATATCTTTATATGATTTAGGTAATAATTTTGATGCTTGGGGAGGAATAACCATATACAATTGTTCAAGTGGTTTATATGGTGTTCCTTTTTCTAAATTTGTATTGAGTGCTGTCGGAACACTTTTAACATATGAGAGTAAATCAGATATTAAAGGTGCACATCTAAAATCATAACCAAAGTTCCACGCGGGTTCACTGGTTAAATAATATTCCATTGTAAACATAAGACTTTCAATAAATTTTTTACATATTTTTTTCAAATATGAATCATATTCATCATTATCATCACAATTAATTTGAAGAAAATGATTATAATACTGGGCTTTCCATTCATCTTCTTCTTTGAAATAATTAATTTTATTAAATTCTCTTTTATATTTTTGGTGATATGGGTTATATTCTGAATAATATTCTTCATGTTCAAATCTGCTAACTGCAATTTGATGAGGTTCTTTTTGTGCTTCTGCTTCAAATCTTCTTGATGGTCTATTTTTTTTTGTTCGATGAATTTTTTTTTGCATTTGTTTTAAAGAACCCGATTCATATTTGACCAAATCTTCAAGGAAAGATATAAAAAATGCACGGTTAATAGTGATTTTATTATCTTTAATTTCAATTAAAAAATCTTTTTTAGTAGTCAAAACTCTTTTATAAGACCTCATAATTTGTTTCATTTGATCTTTACGCATTGATAAATATTGAACTGGTACAACAAAATCATTGCCAGCCATTGCAGTCAAAAATACATAATCATGTACTTTTCTAATATCAAATTGTTTATTAATTTCATTATTTGTATTAATAAGTGCAGAACCTAAAAATGCTTTTCTTGTTTCATTAATATCAACATAAATAAATTCCTCTGTTGGATAATATTCTCTTTCTTGTTCACTGTTTGGTGGTCTAATAACTCTAATATTATTGAGATTAGTTGAAACCAATAGTACAATAACATCAGCATCTGGACTATAAGCTGTAATAGATGGATTCTTTTCTTTTTTTGCAATTTCTCTAATGAGAGGCATATATTTGTGTTCACCTTCACCTGGAACATGAGTATCACTTAGTATAAATTCAACTTGATTTTTAGTATGAGTTTTAAATTTTTTTGATTTAATTGCTTTTTTAATTTGCGACGACATTTTATCCATAAAGGCTGTTCCGGGTGATAATTTAATTTTATCAAATTCTACTTGTTTTTCAAGGTTATATTTTTTATTAACAATATTTTTATAATTTTTTTCTTTAATGCCTTTAAATCTTCTTGCTCTTGATTGGAGCATTTTTGCCATCGGAACAGTACCATCAAAAGCAATATAAACCATTTTTTCTGGTTTAGTAACATCGCAAATGAGGTGTTGTAGAAAATCAACAGTATATTTGATAACAAGATTATCAATTTGTGTTGATGTTTTATTTGAATTTGTGGCAACATTTAATTTTGCCAGTTGTATATAGATGATTGAATTAAAATCAATAAATAAGTAGTCTGTTTTAACATTCGGTTTCCAAAAATGTGCTTTTGGATAACGTTCGAGGATTGTTCTGAAATATGAAGGAATTCCCATTTTATTATTATATTATAAAATATTATATCTAAGTCATTTTTTTATACCCCAATGACCGATTTTTGGATTTTTTTATTGTTTGTTTATTTTACCCATATTTTCCGTTTTTATGCATTTTTTGTGTTTTTTGTGCACACAAAAACGTACAATTTGTGCTTTTAATTTAATGGTTGAATTATAGTATTTTAAAAATCAATAAAAATGCATATTTCTCTCTTATCAGTACAAATACATTGTGGGTAGTATCCTTGTGCAAAACACATTTTTAAAACAATAATACTAAAATATATTATATGGTAATGTGGGTATTTAATATTAATAATATATTTATTTTATTGCAAATAAGCATAAAAACACGAGTATCCAAAACGAGATCCACTTTTGCAAAAAGTGTTTCTAAAATATAGCAGTATTTTTATTTTTATTTTTTCGTTTTTTTAAAAAGAATATATTTCTTGAATTTGACTCTCTCTTTTTAGAGAGGAGTATATATATTATTACTATCATTATCATTAATATTAAAAGAGAATACATATAACATTATAATAATAAACACAAATAATTTAAAATAATGAAAATATAGTAAAATAAATTGAGTGAATCACAACTTGTTAAAATGTTTAATATATAACCCCATATAACTATTACAACATAAAATAATTAATTAAAAATCATTACTCAATCATAAATAAAAAGCCAAATCATTATTTTTGTAACAATTGATAATATTTATTGTTCTTATCATATTAAAAATAATTAAATATTCATTTAAAGTGTGTCAAAAAACATATACCTGTTATACCTTTTTAACTGCAAATTAAAAGAAAAAAATATAACATATGCTATAGTCAAATATAACATATCAAAAAACAAATATACCTACGAAGATGTAAAAACGGCAAAAAAACGGCAAAAAACCCATCAAAAATCATGAAATAGAAAAATCTGAGGGATGAGAAAATTGAACAAAATGAAAAAAGCATGTTTTTTTTCAAAAAAACATCACTCGTTTCCAAAAAAATAGGAAATTCTGAGATTCAAATGTTCACTTTCAAAAAAAGGTCAAAAAAAGGCTTAAAATCATAATTTTTAAAAAAAATAAAACCAAATGCTATATCTTATCAAAAGTAGTCAAAAAAGTAGTCAAAATAAAAAATAGAAAAACATTTATATGGAACTGTATGTTTATTTTTTGAAAATATTGAAAAAATGTTAATTTATATTATTTAAAAATAAAAAATAAATAAAATCATATTTTGAATAATCGATTAAAATACCAATCACACCCATATAACCAAAAATAAAAAAAAAATAGTTGACTAAAAAAAATAGTAGATGAAATATAGCATTTTCGTCAAAAATATAGCACTTTTGAGAGCAAAAACATAGAAAAATGATTAAAAATGCTATATTTTTTGTTCAAAAACGACTTAAAAAAAATTACGTTTCAGGTGATGTTTGTCAAAACTGCAAAACCCGAAAAACGACGTTTTTTTAAAAAAACACAAAAATTCAGTATATATCATTTTTTGGGATTTTATAAAATCCAAATAAGTGGGGTATATTGAGTAAATCATGATATTTTTAATATTATTTGTACTTTTTATTCATATAAATCCATATGATTTATTTATTTTAGTCATAAATTTAAAAGTTTATTTTTTGGTAAAATGCATTAATTGCTTGAATTTTTATTTTTTTTGACTACTTTTTTTGATTCATTAAAACTATTTTTTAACAACAAATACGGTAAATATTTTCATAAAAATGTTTAAAAATACAAAAAAAGTTATGATGCTAAAATATAGCCTCATTTTTATTTATTAAATAATATTATTTTTAATATGAAGTTCCATATAATTATTATTTGACATATTTCATGCTAAATAAGTTTGTTTTTCTTTTTTATATATATTATTCGATTTACCTATTAAATGTTAACTTGAATCTCATATATTAATAATAAATAAATTAAAATAAAAAGTAGTCAAAAATATATCAAGAATTACAAAACAATATATAAAGATTATAATATTTATATATATTAATGAGCACAAAAAAATCATACCAAGAAATAATATGTTTAAGATGTAACAAACAATTTAAAACAAAGTGGTTTCTTCATCGTCACTTTGAAAAGAAAAAAAAATGTAAAGCAAATATTCTTGATGTAACATACGAAGATATGATACATAATTACAAGGAATTATTAACCCCATATAAGTTGTGTTGTGAGGACAATGAAAATAATAATTCCCTTTATATTTGTAAGTTAAAAATAAAAAAAGAGAAGGAAATAAATTGTGAATATTGTAATAAAAAGTTTATTCACGTAAATAATTATTATCGTCATCGTAAACATCGATGTAAAAAGAATCCAAAATTTAATTCTGCAACAATTATAAATAATTACAATATTCAAAATATCCAAAATAATATTACGATTAATAATTTTGGAGAGGAGAATATAGATTATATAACAGACGAAATATTATTAAAAATAATGGACCATCCATACAATGCGATCCAGAAAACAAGTGAAGAAATTCATTTTAATCCAAATCATCCTGAAAATAATAATATACAAACAACTGCAATAAGTAGTAAACATATAGATGTTCTTGTAAATGGTAAATGGGGTACAGTTGTTAAAAAATTAGTATGTAATAAAATGAAGAGGATTGCAATGTTTATTTTAAATGATGTATATTTAAGGGAAGGTCCTCATAAGATGTCAGATGAATGTTGTAAAGAGTTTGAACAATTTAGGGAAAATATGAAAATAAAGAAAGATATAAATAAATTCATACAGGATAGTTTGGAGTTATTATTAAAAAATGGTTCAGTTATATCCATTTGAAAAAAATATATAATATAAATTATAATATGGCAATATTAGTAAATCCGACATATAAAGAAAAAAAGATGGTATTTTTAGTATTAATAATTATTTCTATATTTATAAATATTCATATGTTAACAACAAATATCATGCCATATGAAAAAGTATTAACATTTATAGTATTAATATTAACAATATTTTTATTATTGGGAATTTATAATGATGATAAAAAAATCATAACGGAAATACATGATGTATTTTTTTATTGGTTATTGAGTGGTATAATTATATATCAGAGTAAGAGTATTCAGAAGATATTATATGTAATATATGTAATCATGTTGATAACAAGGTTACGATATGATAAATGTTTATTTAGAGAATTTGATAATACAACACCAGAAGGAACACTTACATTTAATGACAAGAATATAATAATGATATTTTTATCAAATGTTTTATTGTATCGAATATATAAATAAATAATAATAAAATATTATTATAATGCTAACATTTTATTATAAAAATAACAGTATAAAACTAAATAAAGATCAATCTATTAAATTAGAACTTGTACTTAACGTGGTAGATAAAGAAAGAAAATATATTAAATTTGGAGATTTATTATATAATTATGGTATTAAAATGGACAATGATGATTTGTTATGTGCATTAAAAGAACATGAGTGGTATTATCTAAATAATTTGTATGTTCAGAATATAAGATAATTATGAATATAGAATACGGATATATAATTGTAATTCCTATTGCTTTACTAATATCATGTTGGTGTTTTTATGATACAACCTGTCGAGGAGGATGTACTAGGCATAGAAACTACGATGAGTCGGAATCCAGTGAAAAATCTGATATAGAATCCAAATCAGAAGAGATGTGAATGAGATTATATACCAAAGGTAACAAGAAATGTTATAAATAGTTATGGTATAATTTATTGATGAATAATTGATACTTTATGTTTTGAATAAATTTCAACTTCATTTGTACCAGTCCATAAATCAGCGTGTTCGCCACTCAGTTGATTTGACAGAGAAACTCTATCACCTTTAACCCTGTCTAATACAAAGTTACTATTGGCACATAGACATCGTGCTGTTTCAGAAATATTACTTGTATAATAATATCTGTAGTTGGAACGATAAAGGGTATCTCCATCATAAACCAATTCTTCAAAATATTCCCCTTTTGGGGTTTGTTTATTGTATAATTCAATTGTTTGTTCACTCATTTTATGCTTATAATTAATAATCCGTCTTTATATAATAAAAAAAATCAATTTTTTAGAATGGGTAATTGTATAACAAAAATAAAACTAAGGAAGACAACAAACGAAAATACGAAATTATTTAATTTTGATGGATATAGAACAATATGCAAGGTAGTTGATGTATATGATGGTGATACAATTACAGTTACATTCGTATTCATGGGTAAGGTAATTAAGTATAAAGTTCGAATGTATGGATATGATAGTCCAGAGATGAAACCAAGGTTAAATAAACCGAATAGAGATAAAGAGATAAAAAAAGCAAAGGAGGCCAAAGAGTATTTAAAAAGTTTAATAGATAATAAGATTGTAATAATGGAGTGTGGGAAGTTTGGAAAGTTTGGAAGATTATTAGGGAAGATATATATTGGAGGTTCTTGTCTTACACCGTCATTGAATATAAACGACCATATGGTAGAGATGGGACATGGTATAGAATACTTCGGTGGAACAAAAAAATGATTATTTAGATGTCAATAATATTAATATCAGTTATAAATGTTAAGTTTATGCTTTTACAATCGAAGAGGATTTAAATTAATAAGGCGTCTTCGTATGAAAGAGGACAAGTTTTATTTAAATTTTTTCCCTTATCAAAAAACGTATACATTAAAGAGTGATCGTATAATAAGTATATTTATATACGAAGGAATGATAGAGAATGCAGATATAATAGTAGAAAAGAGATATGGATTAGATATAATAGAAAAGATATTGGGTAGCGAGAGTACATTTGATATGATTAAACATCAGCAAGTATCATTTCATAATGATAATAAGAATTGTTTGATAAATTTGTTGAAAATATATAATATTTTGAAGAAATATCCAAGTAACATAAGGGATAATATATTGATAATGGGTAGTTGCATTTTAACTACATATGGATTACGAAAGTTTAATGACATTGATATATATGTTAGAGATTCACGTATAAAGAGTGATGTTACATTAATTAATTTATTTAGTCGTTTAGAGAGTATAAAATTAAGGGTCGATATAACAACTGAAAAGATGGTGAAATATAGTAGACCGTATTGGACAAATTGGAAGATAGAGTGGGCAAGATTAGCAGGGATTGATAATTTCAATGATATTTTAGATAATCCCAATTACCATTTTTATTTTTGTGGAATGAAATTCATGTCAATAAACATTGATATTGCAAGGAGATTAAAGAGAAGTCGTGTAAATGCATATGTAGATTTAATAATGATAAAGAAAAATATATTACCCAAATTAAAGTTATGGTCTTTACCGGAATATGAGATTACGTTCAATGATAAAAAAATAGTCAGTGGTAATATTGAATATAGTCAAATAGTTAGATACGGGGAACAAATTAAATATGTATATTTTAAAAAAATCAATAAAAAAAAGTTTCATCATTCATTAAGAAGGGCGTTTAAAATAAGATATCACACACATATGAATATTGAAGATATAATAAATATAATACCAAAAAAAACTACTATAATAAAGTATGTGCGATAACTATATGTTGTTTAAGAATATTAGAGACGAAATTATAAAAAAAAAAACATTTTCCCAAGCCATCAAATATATAACTAATAGACAAACGATTAAAAATGTATCAGATTATTTAAAAGAGATCGATTGTAATAACATAAATGCCAAGGTAATATTAAGTAGTTATATAATAAGGTATCATAACGACACTGTATTAAGTGATTCAAAATTAGATGAAGATATTTTATTATGTTCTGTTGGATTGCATAAAATATTAGAATCAGATAAGTCAAATTTAATAAAAAATAAAAATATTAAAGAATATATTATTTTATATAATAAGTGGAAGGATTTTGATATTCAAAATCAGGTTAATGATTTAATATCAGAATTTTATTTAATAAATAAGAAAAAGAAAAATTTAAAAGATGATGATTTAAAAATTATATCGGAGGTTGAGTTAGAAAGAATTCAGCAAAAAATTAAGAAGCATATTTCATTATTGGATCCAGATGGTGGAATAAAGTTGTTAGAAGAATCAGCAGATAAATATGAACAGATAAATCCATTAAATGGTTTTGAGAATGATATAAGAGATTCATTTAGGAAAACATATAATAATTATGTAAGAAAGAAGTTAATAAATAATGATATAGAAGTAGTGACTAAAAATTTCAAGGAATTACGGGGAATGTTATTACTATGTGTGACAGATGAAAAAAAAAAAGATGAAATAGTTGATAGTTTATATATAGAATATTTAAGCGATGAAGAATTATATAAATTTTTATTAAAAGTATATGAATATATATTACAGTTTAGTAACGAAAGGGATATTAAAGATGTTAAAAAAACAATAACTAATTTAAAATGCAATGTTTCGAAAGATAAGGAGATGCATGAATTTATACCAGAGATTATGGATGAAGCATTTACAAGGATTGAAAGGATAATGATAAATAATGAATTAAAAAAAAGGAAATATAAAAAAAAATGATAAAATAAAAACAAAAATAATAAAATATATAATTAGTTATGAAATATCTAATTATTGTTGAATCGCCTGCAAAGGCACACAAGATTGAAAACTTTTTAAAAAATTTTAATGGAAACAGTTATATAGTAAAATCATCATTTGGGCATATACGTGATTTAGAGAAAAAGAAATTAGGGGTAGATGTAGATAATAATTTTAAACCAACTTATAAGATTACAAATAATAAAATAGTTAAAGAGTTAAAAAGATATAAATCATTAGTTGATAAAGTTATAATTGCATCTGATGAGGATAGAGAAGGAGAAGCAATTGGATGGCATTTATGTAAAGTATTGGGATTGGATGTTAAGAGTACAGAAAGAATAACATTTAATGAAATTACAAAAAAAGCAATTCAGAGTGCAGTTATCAAACCTCGAATCCTAGATATGAATATGGTAAATGCACAACAAGCCAGAAGAATATTAGATAGACTTGTTGGTTTTTCCTTATCACCCTTATTATGGAAATCGATTGGTCCTTCATTGTCTGCTGGAAGAGTACAGTCAATTGTATTAAAATTGGTTGTTGAAAAGGAAGATATTATTAATAAATTTAAAGAATCAAAAGTTGATGCATATTATTATATCAGTGGATTATTTGATAAAAAATTAAAGGGGGAATTGAATAGCTTAGAAAATAGCGATAACGTCGATTTTTTAAAAGATTGTAAGGTATCCACCTATAACATTCAAAACATCCAGTTAAAAATAAATAAAAAGAACCCACCACCACCTTATACTACCAGTTCATTACAACAGGATGCATGTTCTAAGTTAAATATTGGTTCAAAAATGGTAATGAGTTTGGCACAAAAATTATATGAGGGTGGTCATATAACATATCATAGAACAGATTCAACAATGTTATCAGAGTATATACAATTAGAGTTAAAAACATTTATTGAGGAAGAATATTCAGATAAGTATTATCAGTTTAGACAATATAAGAAGAAAGTTAAAAATTCTCAGGAGGCACATGAGGCAATTAGACCAACTAAGATTACTCAGAATGTAGAAGATTCGCATCAAAAAAACATGATAGGAGATGATCTCCAATATAAATTGTACAAGTTAATTTGGAAAAGGACAGTTGCATCTCAGATGTCAAGTGCAGAGTATTATTCCCAGAGTTATAAGATTACAATAAGTAAAAGAAAAGAATTTTTTACAGGTAAACAGGATTTATTAAAATTTGAAGGATATTTAAAAATATATGGACAGACGCCAGTTGATATAGAGAATAATAGAATAAATAATAATAACAATGATGAAATTGAATATAACAAGATAACATGTGATCAGAAATATAAGCAACCACCTGGAAGATATTCGGAAGGTTCATTGATAAAGAATTTAGAAAAGTTAGGAATAGGGAGACCATCAACATATGCGTCAGTAATAAATACTATAATAAGTAGAAAATATACAGAGATAAGAACAATAAAGGGTGAGAAGAAGGAGGTAATTAATTATAAATTAGAGAAGGATAAAATAACAAAAAAGAAAACAACTTTTTCATTTAATAGTGAAAAGAAAAAGATGATACCAACACAGATAGGAATAGATGTATGTAAATATTTATTAACAAATTTCAAGGAGTTAATGGATTATACATTTACATCGACAATGGAAGATAAGTTAGATAATATATCAAATGGAAAAGATAAGTGGACAGATGTAGTGGGTACATATTATAATCCAATGAATACAATAATAAAAGGTATATTAAAAAATTTAAAGAATAATTTCAATTTGGAGTTATTAAGCACTGATGATTATAAAGTTATTAAGGGGAAGTATGGACCAATGTTAATATGTGGTAATAAGAGAATTGGGATTCCCAAGAGTATAGATGCAGAGAATATTGATGAAAAAATAGCGAAGGAGTTATTATCATATCCAAAATTATTAGGTCAACATAAAGAAAAAGATATTATAGTTAATATGGGTGGCAATGGTAGATATATTAAATATAATAATAAAGGAGAAGATATAGTAATGAATCTTGAAAAGATGGGAGATGTAACATTAGAAACGATAGTAAAAAAGATAGAGGAAAGAACAAAGAATGTTATAATGGTAATAGGAAAAGATTTAAAAGTAATGAATGGAAAGTATGGTCCTTATATGATATATAAAAAAAAGATATATAAGATACCCTCAGATTATATAGAAAAGATTGATTCATTAACAAAAAATGAATTAATGAAAATAGTTAAAAATACCCCAAAAAAGAAATATATAAAAAAAGATATCAAAAAATAAATATAAATATAGTATATAATGGAAAAACGTGAAGAAAAAGAAGAGTTTACACTTAAAATACCATCATTAAATACTTCTCCAATGGGAAATGTTGGATATAGTGTATTATCATTAATAATTTCAGGGTTATTGTTATCAGGTGTTGTAAAGATGTTTAGTATGTATGGTGTATTAGTATTATTAGTATTATCTGTTTTAGTATTTGTTATTATAACAAGTGCAACTGGTGATGGTGTCGCATTATCATTGCCATCATCAGTATACCCGCTTCCACCAAATCTTGGACGCGACGGGGTAAGTTCAGAAGTTAGAAATAGTGCATAAATTAATTAAATTCACATTTGAATGAATCATCATAATTTAATAGTGGCACTTCAAGTATATCTAATTGTGTATTTTCTTTACATAAACAACATTTTTTTTTAATATTTGAACAAATATTACATATCATTGGTGCATCAAATATTAAAATAATCCATCCAATAAAATATATAAAATATAACCACATCATATATTCAAGCTGTGGTGAAGGGGTATATGATATATTGAATGGTAAAATTTCTGCTATTGTAAATACATTTATACCCTGAATAACAATACCAATCATAATTGCATGCATATATAAATTTAGTGTTGAGTCAAAATCTGTAAAGAAAATTGATAAAAACCCAGCACAAAATGAATGATGAAAATGTAGTTTAACATCAGGGGTTATAGATTTTAATAATGTAAATATAAATAAATAAAACATAAACATTGACATTAAAAATGAATATTTTAAACCATTTTTTCTAATCTGTCTAACTATTAATATTAATAAAAAAAAACCTATTATTGATATAATTAAAATTTGTATAAGAGAATATGAATTAGTACTTTCCAATGAAAACTCGAAAATTGAAATATAATCTAATAATGAATAAACTATAACTGTAACATGAACTACAACCCAGTATTTAAAATTAAATGAATCAAAAGAAATATCATATAATAGAATGTTAATAACTAACAACATATATACTAAATTTTTTATGAATCCTGAATAATTTTCTTTATAATTTAATATTCCACATACAGTATTTATTTTATCATTTGATAAATAAAATGAACAATAATTATTAAAATCATATAAACAATCTTTAAAATGATATGGGTCAATCTTTATAATTTTTGATGTTTTTAATAATTCACACATAAAATATACATTGATACTGCTAATTAAATAATACATTATGCCGGTTGATAATTTTGTTCTTATTTTTTTAATTGTTGTTATCATTAACTTTAAAAGTTAATAATAACTTTATACCATTTTCATATAATTATAAAAAATATGATTATGTCGTAAATATTTTAACCATTTGTAATATGGTTTGGTGGGATAAGAAAAATATTATCATATAATAAGTCGTATAAATGTTAAGATCTCTTATACGGGATTTAGATTTAGACGAAGAATATAAAATGCGTATAGGAATATATTATGAAATAAGTCTTAGTATATGTGCTGTGAATAAACAGAAAGTTAAACAAATGGCAACAGATATAGTTAATGAAATAGTAGAGAACGCAATTAATAAAAAACAAAATACCAACATAGGTATACCAATGGAAATATTTTTAAGTTTGGGAAATTATATGTATGAGAGGGTGATAGGAAAGAGTGAAGAGAAACAAATAAATTTGAATGATAGTATAATAGAAAATTATTATCGAGTTGAATAATATATGAGTTTGATAAAAAGAGCGAACCAATTATCAACAAACAAAAAATTATCAATAGAAAATATATCAAACAAAGTTAATAAAAATTATACATTTGGGTGCATTATATTTTATTTATTTCAAAATAAGAAAAAATTACGAGATCAGTTATTTAAAAATGCTATTAGTAAGTTAAATTATGATCAATTAGAACAACTTTTACCAAATTTAAAAAATAATAATAATAATAATAATAAACCAATTACTAAAATCAATAAAAGAAATTCCAATATATCATTAACAAATCGTCAATATAATGAATTAATAGTAGGATTAAACAATAATACTGGATTAGCAAAAAAAGTTTTCACATCAATGATGGAGGAAAAAGTAACATCAATTAATATTCGGGGCGGTAGTAACTCGTACCAAGAGTTAATGTTTGGTTTAAGTTGTATTCATGAATATATACGAATTATATTAGGGAATGATGTAGTTGATTTTTATAGCATAGATGATAATTTAGACCCTGATTATGGTACAGAATTATTATCTGCAATATTAAATGACATTCAATTAACATCACAAACGACAGGTAACAACAACACAGTTACAGTTAAAACAATGGATAGAACATTAACAACAACTAAAACGAATTATACTTTTTCATCCAAGAATAAAACACAATCAGTGCTTGTTAAAAAATCAAAAAAAGAGATGGAAGTATTATTATCAAATCATGGAATAATGCTTTTAGTTCAAACACGGGAAATAAGAAATAAAAACTCAAAAAAATTATGGATAGGGACAATAAGATTACAACATACACAAGGAAATTCAAAAAATACATATACAATGACAGTTAATTATTTAGCGCCAAATAATAAAAAGAATATGAATATGAATATAACAATTATTGGTCCGTCTTTAAATATGGTTATACCAGGTACATGGAAAGCATCAGGGTCTGCATTTTATCATAATTTTAAAACATTAATAACAGAAGATGTGATATTGCCACATACAGATGCATTAATGGTTTCAATATTATTGACATTGGGTTTAATGAATTTATCAATATAGTGTAATATAATGAGGTATAACTATATCAGGTTTATAAGATTCATTTATCCATTCAATATATAATGGAACGGCAATAGCGGGTGGAGATTTTTTAGTCCATCTTTCTTTATTTAATAAAATAAATAATTTTTTTATTCTGTTAATAGGTCCACCAGATTTTTTTGGGGGAATATGTTTTAATGCCCATTCAAATTGAAGAGCATTTATTTTTGTATGAAATCCATGAATTATACAAATATGTTTCCATCCAGGTCCTTTACTTCTTGTATATTTTGCACCTCCTGATAGTTCTCCATTATGTGCCCTCAGTCTTTTTATTGCATTATTAGATGCACCAACATATGTACAGCCTTTATTTTCAATAATATAACATATCCAATTATCCATATAGATAATTACTATATTATGTTTATATAATGTCAAATAAATATCTATAATTTATAATATATATTATGGATGATAATGACTACACTAATATGCTTCAAAAGAAGATAAAGTCCAGAAATAAACCAGGTAATGTTTTATATAGAGAATCAAAATTAATAGGAAAAGAGATTAAACAGTTAGAAAAAAATATGAAGGAAATGGGTAAAATAAGTTATGATGATTTAAAAAAGTTAAATAAGAAGGATTCAGTATTTACATTGAATAGTGACGGAGTATTAGATCATATAAATATACCCACAATTAATAGCAGTCCTAAATTCAAAACATTAGAGATATTAACAAAATATGCAAAGGTTAATATTAAATTAAATTTAATAAGTAAATTGAGTGAAAACATTCAAATTTTTGATAATACAACTACATGGTTAAATAACAACCATTCAAAATTTGTGATTAGTGACAGTAATGATATATATAAATTTAAATTTGATAATGATAAAGAACATGATTTTGTTTCAGAAAAATATAATAAAAATAATGGAAATTATCAAATTGTCCACCGTGATAATTTTACTGTTCAAACAAATGATAAATATTTAAAATTAGCCTTGGTATTATTATCAATGTTAGTATCGATCAAAAATTTTAATGCAACAAATAAAATTAAAAATGAAAAAGATGCTAATAAGATATCATCAAGAAATTTATTTAAATTATTCGAGTTAGGAAAAGTTAAAGCTCCGATATCACGCATAGAGTTAAAAACATTTATGATAAACAATTCAAATGAAAATATATATGAAATAAGTAAAAGAGATTTAGAGTATTTTTTAGAAGATTTAAATAATAATTCAGATAAGATGAAAAATAATAGCAATGAATTGAAAGAATATATTGATGGTGAAAATATTGTTGACTTATTTAAGAGGAATATTGAACAAATTTTAATTAATGATGTCGAGTATGGAGTATTTGATGTTAATAGTGAAAAAGATTTTATTAAAAGTAAGAAAGAATATGTATCATATATTAGTAGATTATTGGCTAGGTTAAAACAGAGACAACATATGTTGAAGAGAATTGAGTTATTGCCCAAATTATTTAAAGAAAGATTAAAGTTGGATGGAGATTCATATGAAGTTCAATTAGATTTATATATAGAAGAAATGAATGAGTTTTCAACTGATAAAAAAACAAAGGCAGTAGTTATGAAAAAGAATTCAAATTTGGTAATGAATGATTTAAAGGAAGATTTTGATACGATAGTTGAAAATATTAAGAATTATAATCAGATGAAAAAACGTGTACAGAATGTTGATAAATATTTAAGAAAGAGTAGAAAAACAGTAACAGATAAAGATTTAGGCCAGATTCAGAATATAGTGGCAGGAATTGAGTATATTAAGTATGACATTACATATTATGCATTATTAATAAAGAATAAAATAACTTTATTGAAAAATAGAAAATATAAACCCTTGGGAATTAAAGTATTAAAAATTAGTTCAAGAATAGATCGAATTATTCCAGTAGATATTAAAAAAGTATTAAAAAGGGTAGGATCGAATAAAAGTTTTGGCAATTTCATTATAAATGATATGTCACATTCATCATTAACAACCATGGTAAAGGGAAAAAATAATAATAAGAATAATAAGAATAATAAGAATAATAATGGTGTATTAGATTTAAGGAAAAATAGGATTACAAATATTAATGATTTAAAATTAGTATCCGCATTTAATAATTTGAATAGTAATTTGAATAAGAATATTAAATTATTAAATAAAAATAATGGAAATGATAATGAAACTGGGATGGAAAGGAATGCACCATTAATAATTAAGGGGAGAAAAATATTTATTCCATATGTGAGAACAATTGGAGGATTTATAAAGGAACGTGGTTTATTAAATTTAAGTGATTTATTTAATGATGGAGAGGTCAAAATGTATAATAAAGTCACAATGTCAACAATTAAGAGAGAATTATATGACAGGTCATATTTAATATTAAATGCACGTACATCAAAATTAAATGAGCCAATGAGATGGAAAATTTTAGATTTTGATAAAGTAAAAACTGCATTAATGTCAAAGAAATCCACATTAATTAAGAGGACGATATATCGTTTATTAACCAATCAAAAATTTTATGCACAGAAAACAGAGACATGGGATTCAAGTGTAGATAATGTAAAAAGTGTAATAATGAAATTTTGTAAAGAAACAAGTTCGCGTTATGAAAGATGTGATTATGTAATGTCATTAGAGGATTTAGATTTATAAAAATATTATCATATATAAATATAATAATATGAATAATAAGAATTATATTCAACGGATGAGTGAAGAATTTAAAGAGATAAATAAATGCATTGATAATTATTACAAACAAAAATTAGAAGATGATAAGATAAAGTTTAAGGATACAAAAGATGGAGGATTATTTTATAAATTCAAACGTACAAGGAATAAAGATAAAGAGTTTGTAAAAATTTATATATCAAAAATGACAACAGAATTTAGGAAGGAATCATTAATGTTGGCAAAGGGTGCCGCAGAGTTAGAAAAGATAATGGGTACAGAGACTTATTCTGATAATAAAAAAGCATATATGTTAGCAGGTAAAACAGAGTTTAGTATAGATTATAATGTAGATTTATTTAATATTTATTATGATTTAGTGTATATATTTACAATTATAACAGATAGGATATTAAATAATGATAAAAACCCACCAGGACCAACTTATTATTTTGATGATAAAACAATAGAATCTAAATATATTAATAAAATTATACCGATAAAGATGAATAGTCCTGATGATGACATTAATGATTTTGAAAAATTTAATAAATTATCAGTTGCATATTTATTAAAATGTTTTGAACAGAAGAAGTTTGATTTAAAACCATATTTATTTTTTGAAGATTATTTAAAATTACAAAAGTCAAGTTTGAATAAGCATGGAATAAGTAAATTTAAAAAAAGTAATGAGGGACAAGGAAAAAAACGACAAGGACAACAAGGACGACAAGGACAACAAGGACGACAGAGACAACAACGTGGACGACAGAGACAACAAGGACGACAGTACGGCGGTGTCCCCTATAATGATAAAAAAAATAAAAAAAAAGTAAATGAGAGTATTATTCAAGAATATAATAAGAAAATTAAAGTTGGAGCAACAAATCTTGATGATTTTGTTAATAAAAGATTTAAAAAAATTATAGAAGATGCATCAAAAGACAATAGGTTAATTGTAGTATGCGAGGGTGTGGGTGATGGTTATGGTTATTTAGTAAAACCAGGAAATGTTCAATTGCCAGATAGAGCGGTGGGTGGAATAAATTATAATACATTATGTTTAAATTTAGATAGTAATGAAACATTAACGGGATTTAATCCCATACTACCCCAACCACTACCCCAACCACTAGGTAATCTAGAAACATTAGAATCACATGCATTAACTGGTATAACTAATATAAAATCAGTTATAATAAGAATTAAAGATGGTGATAAACCCGGGTCCCAAAGTAATAATGATGGTTATTATGAGATTAAAATGTCTGATATCAGTAACGAGTTAATAAAAACAATTGGGTGATATCAAGGCATGGCAAGGGCAAGGGCAAAAAGCAAATCTCAACAAGACAATAATTGCAAGTGATTCGTATGATTTGAGTAGGTATTTTGACAAAGTTAATAATAAAGTAGTAAAAAGAGGAGGAGGAACAGATATAAAAGTATTAAGTCAATTAATATTTTTAAAAATTGCATTCAAGAAAAGTTTAATATCATATCAATCTGTAATATATAAAAATGATGATAATGAATATCCCGACCAGATAAAAGATAATATAAAATTTAGTGAATTTAGGACTCAGTTTTTGGGTGGATTATGGAGTATGTTTAAGTATCGTTCAGAATATTTAGAAAATAAAATAAAATATTTTGCAAGTTCATTTGGATATAATGAAAGTAATATAATAGGTTCAGTAATTAATAATGCTAATAATGCTAATAATGATAATAATAATATAATAAAATTGCAAGAATTATTAGATAAAATAGATAAAGAGCTATATAAACACGGCAATGATATGAACGAAAAAACCCATCGCAGGTGGATTAAAAATAAAATTATTATTTTAAAAAAAATAAAAGATATACAAAATGGTAAATAATTATTTTGGCAAAGACGAACATAGAACTCGTAAAAATATCAAACAATTTAATCATCATTTTCATTATAAGAAACATGGAACATTTCTGGGTCTTTCATTCTATAAAGAAGGGATTCATTATATGAACGTTTAAAAGAATTATTAGAAAAACTATTAACTGGTGTGTCAATTATTTTTATAATATTATTATCACTAGGAGAAAAAGCTATATTATTTTCATATTGTTTGTTATTTTTAGGAATGGCAATTGTTTTTGAAGTATTATATTGTTCTTTTTCATAAATAAATGGATGTTTATAAAATTTTTTCCAATTAATTCTTTTTTTAGGATTTTTAATTAATAATTTTTTCAAGATATTTTTACAATTATAAGAAATATCAAAATTATTAGGAATTGATACATGTTTAGAGTCAATTTTTTCAAGTAATTCGTGGTGATTTTTTGCGGTATATGGTGTTTTGTTAAAAAGCATTTGAAATAGAACAACACCTGCACTCCATAGGTCAATTTTATTATTATATTTTTTTGATTTCATAATTTCTGGAGCCATATATAATGGGCTCCCACAAAGTGTTTTAAATACATCATCGTCTTCAAATTCCACGGCAAATCCAAAATCTGAAATTTTGATAGTTTCATATTCATCCATAAGAATATTTTCAGGTTTAATATCTCTATGAATAATTTGTAATTTTTGTAAATATTCAAGACCAGAAGCAATTTGTTTAAAAAAATGTTGTGCTTTTATTTCTTCAATATGCCCATATTTTGTAATATATATATGGAGATTTGTTGTACAAAGTTCTAGAACAATAAAATAATAATCATCATTCTCAAAATTATCAAACATATTGCATATATTTGAATGGTTTAATTTATTAAGAATGTCAATTTCAGATTTAATATTTTTTTTTATATTTTTAGTTATTTTTTTGATAGCAACTTTTTCTTTATTTATTTTATTAGTTCCATTATAAACAATTGAATAAGTCCCTTTACCAAGTATATATTTTTCAATAAAATATTTATTATTAATATTCATATAATAATATATAATAATATTATTATATTTTATTGCGTTGAACTTAAACTTGATAATTTACTATTAACACAAAAAAAAAAGCATGGATACGAGTAATCAAAATAATCATATTTTCTATCAGCAATAAGTGGATTATTTATTTTTTTACCAGATGCATCAATATTTTTAACAGAAGTTCTTCCTGGTTTATGGGACCAAAAACCATTTTTATCTTGTCTGTAAAAATGATAATCTTTATCATTTTCATTTTTGTCATCTTTTGCAAGAGCGAGGAATGCTTTTGAAAATCCAGGTTTGCATTTTGTATTAAAATCGGTAATATATAGACCAGGGATATCTTTTTTCAATCTTTTACGAAATGTTGCACACGAATAGTCTGTATTTCTAAGTGGCGGGAAGTTGGAAAAGTAACCAGGCTGTGATTTATCGCGACGATTATAAGCAATTCTATTAATAGCATATGCATAGCAGTTATGATTTTCTTTAATATTTTTTTTTAAGTTCCATTTATCTGGTTCATATATAGGTTCAAATCCAGATTGTGGGGAGAATGAATCACTTTTATTTGATTGTCTTTCACCCCAATTAAGCGTTTCCCTTAACACAATCGTGTATGGACATGTTGTACATTTACTATTTACCATATATACAATACATTTATTTAAAAAATGATTTAAAATAATTATTAAATATATATTTATACATTAGATATGAAAAAGATAAATCTTATAAAACCCGAACGATATGTGTTGGTAAAACTAATAAAAAAAGAGAAATTACAGGTTGATAATGTAGTTAATACCGGGATTGATAAAATATTAATGATGTTAAAGAGTGAATTTACAAAAGTAAATAAAAAATACGATATGATATTAGATAAGATAGATAAAAATGACAATGATGTTAGCGATGTCAATAAAAAAATGGAATTATTATTAAAAAAAATGAATGAAGTAGATAAGAGGACATCAGTTGTAAATGATTTTGGTATTAAAAACATTGTAAGGGAGAAGTTAGAATTAGATAGAGATTTGGTTATAAAATATTTGGGGAAACATAGTATAATTAGTGATGTACATTTGGTTAAGATGATATATATGAAGGAAGGAATCGAATCAATAAATTATATAAGTGAACGAAGATTGGAATATTGGAAAGCAGGAAGATGGGTATTAGATAGAGATGGTTTGTATATTAGGGAAATATTTGCAGATAATTTAAAAAGATTATATACAGGGGTTAATTATATGGGAAATTTTAGTGATTTAAATATGTTTATGTTAAATCAGAAGCATATTATAAGTATGGGGACAGATAAATATAAAAAGAAATTTATAAAAGAGTTAAAACGTCGTTTATT